GATATGAAACAGCGGAACAAATTTCTATTAAGCATAGTAATGGATCTATCAAAGATTCATGATGCGTATGTAAGAAGTGATAATTTTAGTGCAGGTTTTGAATTAGGAGCTTTATTAACTCGTGTTGTTAACTCAATCAATCAAGATGAAAGAGGAGAATCAATTACTGAGGCTTATAAAGAGAGAATTTGCGAAATCAGAACCTATTTATATGAGAAAAATAAATGATTATTGACTGTATATCCGATCTTCATGGTGCTTATCCACATTTAGAAGGAGGAGATTTATTAATCGTTGGAGGGGATTTAACATCTCGCGATTCTGTTCAAGAACATTTGGAATTTGCGATTTGGTTAGCTAATCAAGATTATAAAAAAATAATTTTAATTGCTGGCAATCATGATAATCATCTTAAGAGATGGTTACCAATGAAAATAGATAACCTGGATTATCTATGTGATTCAGGATGTGAATTTGAAGGGCTTAAAATTTGGGGCTCTCCCTGGACTAAGACCTTTCCTAATATGAATCCCCATTGCAAAGCTTTCACTGTTGAAACTGATGAAGAGATAGCAGAGAAATGGGCATTGTTTCCCGACGATATTGATATTCTCATTACGCATAGCCCCCTTCATGGTATACTAGATCAACTAAAGCGTTATAATGGGATGTTTTGGCATAAAGAAGATGGTTATGAATCATGTGGAAGCGTTTCTTTAAGAAATATGGTTTTAGATGGAAATAAATTTAAGAAACTAAAATTGCATGTTTTCGGTCACATTCATGAATGTGGAGGACATTCTCTTAAATTGCCATTAATTGAATTTGTTAACGCCAGCATTATGAATGAACATTACGAACCAATTAATAAACCAGTTAGAGTGATTTTATGAATAAAAAATCAACAGATAGTTATATTGAAATGTGTTTGCATCTTGATGGAAAAGAGAATGTCTATCTTAGAATACCAACTGTTTGGGATGATGTTAGGAAAATATGGCACGCCTTCATTAAAACCCCTATTACGCACAAATTGATACATGCAAATGGTAAAAACTCGTTTTCATTACAAAATGCGATGAACGCCGAAATAAGCGCAATTTTTGATAAACAAGATGAATTAGCAAAAGAAGTATTCGAAATGTTCATGCCAGCATTTTATTGGAAGGAAAATTAATGGAAGAACTGTTTGGTGGAATTGACCCTCCAACACATGAAATTCCTCGAAGAGAGTTTAACGTCAATGGACGCAAAGAACATGAAGCAATACTAAAAGATCATGTAAAAATGAAAGAATTGGGCTTAGATCCATATTATGAAACGATGGTTTATTTAAGAAAGTGGGGTAATTGGTTATGAATAACTTTCAAAAATATCAAGACACAAAAGAAAAGCAAGAAGAATTTAGCGAATACGTTCATTTAAATTATCGTTTAATAATGGTAAAGATGCAATCAGAAATGAGACGTAAATTAGAAATTGAACCAAGTCAAACAAATGAAAATGGCTACCACGACTTAATGGCCTCAATTAATGCAAGGCTTTTTAATGAAATGGTTTACGCATTGACTGGATTTTTACAAGCATGGGATATGAATTTTACCGATCTAATTCCAAATATGACTACATTGATGTTATTAGATTTGATGGCTGGAAAGAATCCATTGAATGGTGAAATCCGAAAAGATGTGGTCGATTTGGATACATTTAACGAATATTACATGAATCATATTGCAGAATTACGCAAAAATATAGAGGCTTTACCCAAATGATAGATACAAAAATGTTAGAAGAAATCAGGCGTTTCGGAGAATTAAAAGACATTCTTTCAAAAAATGATTGTTCCTTTGTCCAGTGGGTTATGCGGATAGGTGAAGCAAGAAATATTTTGAATAATGTTTTGATAGAATTCAAAAACATACGCGCGATTATGAAAGAGTTGGAACACAATATTCCGCAATTCCATAAACAACCTGGAAATTTTAAAGATTTAGAATCGTCAATATCAAATATTTGCACTGTAATAGAAAAAGTGAATAACAGATTAAGCTATATTGAAGAAACCGAAGATCTATCAAATGTTTGTATGGGTGATTCGCATGATGAAGAAATCGATGAATATGAAGAATAAATCAAGGAAGTATAATTATTTTATGGACGAATTACAAGATTATCTCGCAGAGAAAGATAAAAAGTTTATGGCATGGATGCAAAAAATTGGGAAAGCGCAGGCGAACATTGTCCATGCACGCGATAAAATTATAAAAACTTTAACAGAGTTAAGCCCTGATGCAGTGGTAAGACCAGAAGTAGCACGTGCCATCAGTAATGAATTAAATTCCATTGTTGGGATGCTAGAAATAGAATGAATGATTCCGATAAAATGATTCTTTGGGCTCTAGCAGGAATGATGTTTTTTTATTTCCGTTTTGATTGTCCAATATTGTTATGTATTTGTGGAGGAATGTGTTTTGGAACATCAGTAGCCATATTCATTTGTAAAAGATTAGAGTACAAAATGAAAATGATGGAAATAAAATATAAATCTGAGAATAATAAAGATAATTATTTGTAAAGTAGCAAATATAGCACCTGAATAAGATCGTAACTTATTAATTTCGGGCTATATAATTGCTTTACAAATCGAGGGGGACGCCCCTTGTTTTATTTTGGAATAGAGTAAAGGTAACTCACTAGTCTCATAAGCTAGAGCCGCGAGTTCAATTCTGGCTTCCTCTAAGTTTTTCGAGTGACTGAATGGGAGTTTATGCAAGTAGTCAAAGCGAGCAGACTGTAAATCTGATGGCATAGAGCCTTCGTGGGTGCAAATCCTACAACTCCCAAACTGTCCTTCGTAGTCCCCAAAAAATATTGGAGAAAAGTATGAAATATATGACTAAAAAAGAAGCCATTGAAAAGGGTTTGATTAAGCCGCAAAATGGCGATTTATTAAAAAAGTTACAAATAATTTTAAAGACAGAGTTATTTTTATATGAAGATTACAGAAAAACAAAAAATGAAGAAGATCTTCAGGATGAATGTAAAGAATTAATTAAAACACTTCATCGACAAACTTGCACTGATTTATTAGAAGCGATTAGATGCGCTGCCATCCAAACGAGTTAGTGTAGCCCTGATATTCCATTGGATTTTGCGCCCATTTGCGCTGCTGGCTGTTGGCGTATGATTCATGCGCATTGTACTCTTTAAGCGTGCTACGCTTCCCAAAATGCGAATAAACCACATATCGCATTGCATCTACTGAATGGTCGTGCTGCTTTAAGGGTTTATCTTCGCCAAGTTTGACGCTTTTAGAGTCCCAAACATATGATTCCATCTCTTTAATAAGATTTACACACTTCTTGCATATCACTAGATCGCCCTGGGCGATCATAGAACCCACAAACCTAATGCCGTCAAGGACATCGTTAATTGCTTGCTTCACAGGCTTCTTATTGCGTTTTAGCTCTACTTCGAACGATGCTGCGGATGGATCGAGATAATAAAGAGTGACGGGATAGCCCCCAAACTCACGTTCGAGATCTCGGGCATATTCGGAATCGGTCTTTTGAAAACCCATTGCCTTCGAATCCCAATAATACTCTTTCTCTACCCAGATGGCAGGATGGGCATCGTCGTTAAATCCCACGAGTACGGCAGCGAAAGGGTTTGTAGTACCGTAGTCGATACCGACAAAGAACTGCTTAGCATACGTCTTCGGCGCTTGGACAACGTGTAACGCGGTATCGAAGAAGTCGTAAATCGAACCCTCAGCCAATACCCAATCGCCCAAGATAAATCTTTTATACCATAGTCCTTTATACTCTTTCTTAAGGTTATCTTTGTAGACTTGTCCCAGAGATGGGTTGTCGTCAAGTACGAATCTAAAAACCGAGATATCAAGTTCACTTCGGCGATCAATGAAATCTGTTTTAAGCCAATGCAAGGGACTGTCAGGGTTAGTCGTAACGAATACTTTTGCGTTGTCAACGGATAGACGCGATAAAAGCATCTTAAAGAACGATTCAGGGATGATACTTGCTTCGTCAACGAGCGCACCCGCAAATGTCGATCCCCTAATTTTTCCTTCGGCCCGTTCGTCATTAGCACCTACCACATAGACTTTTTTATCAAAGATTGTAAACTCACCCAAACCCCTATTGTATTTGATGGTTCCATTCATAAAGTCAGGGCCGTTAAGGGGTTGGATGACGTTATGCATGACTGTTCTTTCGCTCTTACCTACTATAACATAGACCCCTTCAGGGCCATTTCTTATTTCTTTAAGAAATCGTCGTAAAACGATGTAAGATTTACCAGCGCGGACACTACCTTCAAAGATGTTTATGCGAGCATTTGATTCTTCATGTGCTTGGACTTGTTTCTTTGATAGAATGATAGCAGCCATTATTTCAACCCCATTAACAACATAAACGCTTCTCGGGCTTGAGCTGGAACCACTGCATTGCCCAGGGCTTTAATTCTGTGTGTCCGATCTTGTAACCCATTAGCCATTCCAGCCAGTTCAAATTTACTTTCTGGTTCTTCGTCCCAAGTTCCATATTCAACGTTGCTGATAGGGTTGGTGAGTTTCTCTTTCTTTCGCAAGGGGAGTCGCCTCTTTTGTGATCGCTGGCTCTTGGTGTTGGCCACATGTGAAGATAAGCTAGCTGTTCGTTCAGTCTGCCAGCCGTCTTTCTCTTGCTTGTTGATTTTCCCCGATATTGGCTTCTCTCTAATGCTTCCCCAGTTCTGATGGGCAGATGATCCATTGTGGTTGGAGTAAGCCAATAGGAACCATCTATCGCGACGATGTAAAGCTCCAACGCTTGCAGCGGATATAACACACCATCTACAATCATACCCCATTTCGGCAATTTGGATGGCGACTGTGAGTCCTCCTCTGGAAGTAATGGCCGGAACATTTTCAATGAATATGAACTTGGGCTTGATTTTTTGGGCCAAGCGCACGATCTCGAAAAACAATCCACTTCGCTCTCCTGCCAAGCCTTTTCCAAGTCCTGCAATGCTAATATCCTGGCATGTTCAAGGGAACCCGCCGAAGATGATATCGACATCCTCGGTGAGTTCCGGCTCTCCTGTAAATCTGATTGGTTCATTGTGTTTGTGCCATTCATGGTGGCATTTTTGGCAAAGCCATCGCACATCGAGGGGCTTGTTATAGTCGTCGTGATGTCCTTGGATTGCGGTTCTTCCATCTCTGAATCGTTCTTCACTTCCACAGCAAGAACATTTTTCAGGATTAAGCAATTTTCCATAACGGAGAGCATTATCGAGTATCTTTCCTGCTCTTTCGTCGGCTCTGGCTCCGCCCCTGTAAAAGTGATTATCTTTTCCATAACGCTTATTTGATCTTAAATTTGTTCTTCTTCGGATTAAATCCCACATTCCTTGCCTAGTAACTCCATAAATATGGGCTAGGTCGGCAAGGGACATTCCTTCATCGTAACTTTTAATTGCTTGAATTGCCTGTTCTTCAGTTAACTTTTTAAGTTTACCGGACATACTATCACTCTCCTTTTTGAGAGATAATATCATATCTAGACAAGCCTTGTCAAGACTTGTGACATCATTCCAGATTGGCGCTTCATCTAAAGAACCATCGGCCATTCGTGAGAGCAAGACTGCTTGACAATAGGAGTCCAGTTCGCAATATGCGAGAGGGCGCACCCAGTCTTTGAGAGCCAAGCTAATCCCTCCGATGCCTGTAAAAATGTCCAAGCCATTTAACATGCCTCATACCTTTTTCTGTTGATCGTAAAGAACTGATATTTCGTCACTTATCTTATCTTGCACAAGTCCTCGGATATCGCTATCTTCTTTTGACTGTCCCCAATCGCGTTTCTTGCCCTTGTTATCGAGAACATATCGCGCGGCATCTAAAGATAGTTTTGTATTCTTTTCCCGCAGATTTAAACAATACGCAATCACACTTTCAGCAGAATCTAATAAGTTTTCATCTTTAACGGTTCGCAAATCTTCCAATAATTGTTTTAAAGATGGAAATTTATAAATATGCCTGTAAATGGCTTCTCGACATACTTTATAGTGTTTTGCAGTTGCGCTAATATTTCCATTGTTGTGCGTCAAAACTTCTGTGATATCTTCCAGCTTGGGTTTAAAAGAAATTCCACTAGTCATACGTGCTCACAGTTCCCCATTGCAATGGGGGCAATATTTTATCTTCTTGGCGGTTTCGCTTTCATCGACATCAATGGATTTCTCGTCAATTGCCACATCAAGTTGTAAAGATTCTTCGGTGTACCCGCAATCAATAAGTAGCTCAATATCATAATCCGCAGCCAAGATATCATCGTCGTTAACTCCGAAATGTGCATTGTCAAGAATTATGCGCCGCTGAATTGTTTCTTTCCGTAATCCATGATCGACAGAACACATGATATTCTTCCAACCAAGCTTCTTTGCAGCCCTAACACGCATATTTCCGGCATAAACATGGTAAACGCCATCAATGACGTTTACCAAAATGGGACGTTGATCGAGAAAATCAGGATCTCGCATAAGCGATTCTTTACATTTCTCTAATTGAGCTTTCGTGATCGTACGCGGGTTGCGATCAAGCAATTTCAATTTCTTTATTTCAACGGTTTCAATCATCTATTTACTTGCGGGTGGGATTTGTGTCTTTTCTTCTTCGAGAATAGAGATCAAGCAATCAATAAATGCATTTTTCTTGTTCACTGACGCAGCGTTTGCATCGTTAAACTCTGCTAAAAGATTGATAATTGCTGCGGATATTTTTGTTGTCTGTAGCAATGCTACTTCTCTTTTAAATAATGATTTTAAATCGTCCATCATGTTTTCTTTCCTTTCTTCGTGTTGGTTAAATGCGCTAGTTAATTCGATCCATACATCGTAAATGCTCATGCAATAGCCTTAAGTGCGTCAATTGTTTTTTGTAATTCAGGAATATTATATTCTGCATTATTATGCACACGTTTCTCTTCTGTTAAACGCTGTTCTAAAAAAATAATTAGCTGTTGCTGATTAAATTTTGATGGATCTTCATCCGTTTGTTCCGGTATTTCCGGAATCGGTCGCGAACAAGTCATTATCGGTTCGGAAGTCGAACAAGTCATTTTCTGGCTCCTTTATTATGTTTTTTGTTGATTCATAGACACTCTTCGATAATTTTACGTTTCCATGCATAAACTGGCTCGTTATCGAACCTTAATCCAATCCACTTACCCATCGAGCGCCAGCCCATTAGTATTTTTTCTTTTAATTTCACATAAACTAAATCATATTCCAACGGTAAATATTTATTTGCATCTGCCCAGCCATTATCGCCATATTCTACGAGCGAATACGGAAATAGTCTTTTACTTCCCAGTCCATATTGTTTACCCACTTGTTGAGGAAGTTTATCAAATATTTTCTTTATTGACATTTTCGGATATTCTCCGCGTTTTCTAATGTCTCATCGAGATAACGCAAAAATTTGTCTAGAGACGCAGAACCGAAATGCCGACCGTGAATCATCTCACATAAAATTTCGTGTTGAATGTTCAATACTGCTTTAAGTTCTTCAGCGATATCGCAATCGGGCAAGAGTTCGACTAATTCGCATGCCACATTTGAAGCATTGACAACAGCGAGAATGTGTGGTTCAAGTTGTGGTTGCATAAAATTTCTATACAAATTCGTACCCATTTATTTTTTGAATCTTTTGCATTACTTTAGAATATTTCCCAGCAAAATCGCTCAAAAGCACGGCGGTGGTTGATAGCCAGTCTCGTTTATCCACGATTCCAATTTCTGCCATTTTTCGCGGAGGTATTGAATCAAATCGATGAACATCGGCTAAAAACTCCGTTAACTGTTGTGGTCCAAATAATTTAATGATTGCCTCAAATTTTGGTGCAATTTTTAATTCATCTAATGTCATAATATTTATTTCAGTTCGTGGGTTTATGTCAAATACTTTTTTAAAATCTCCAGAAACGATCATTGCATCGTCGGGATAAAGAACTTCATTTGCTGCATCTTCATAGAATTTTAACATGTTTGAGCAGTCGGGTTTTTTGTTGCATGGCTCAAAACCCCATAATTTCGCATTCTTTTGGGCCTCCGTGTCGCTAACGCTGGTTGACATGTGAAAAGATATGGATAAATGAAATAATCGCGCCTGGCTCAAATTAAAGGCCTCTACAGCGATTTCTTCATTTTTGTCATTCATTGCCTCACGTAACGCCATTTTAAATAAATCTTTTGTATAATTCTTTTCTCTGTGCTGTGGATCATAAGTTTGAGAAAATCCATTTCGTACAAAAGTTCTGTGTCGAGCTTTGGAGATTGGATCTCCAGGAATTATAATTTTCATTTCCCATCCAGAAGAGCGAGTGTTACAATCAAAAGAATTGCAGCTACAGAAAATACAAAAACTAATGGTATCCATAGCGGAGCAAATACCAAAATCCAAGCTATTGAAATACAACCAGTCAGCTGCATAGTTAATAAAACAATTGTCAAAATCAACGAAACACTAGTCATCAGGTTTCCTTAAGTCTTCATTTTCAAATACTAATTTAACACATTGCTTAAGTCGTGAATCAATACGCGAACCAAAAGTTTTTAAAATCTCTGTATCTGTCAAATTCGTTGATATGACAGTAGGTCGGTAATTCGCTAAACGCTTATCAAGAATCGTATAATAATTTCTTTCCGCTTTCTCTCTTGAGCCTTCAACTCCAAAATCATCCAGAAATAAAAACGGCACATCAATCAACGTATTCAAATAATAACTTGCCGTATTGAATTTCTTAATTTCATCGCTAACTTTTTCATCTAAATCACTAGCATTTATAAAACGCACTTCATGCAGCGGACGATTTTTGGTTTTAAATAATTCTTTTATCAATGTTAACATGAAAAAAGTCTTACCACGCCCAGGATCGCCTTGTAAAATTAAACTTTTAGGTTTGCTCATAAACTCTATAGCCGATAATTGAAAATCTGTGCAAGAAGTATTATAAATATTTAATTTGTCAATCGCAACTTTGTGGTAAGTCTTTGCTATTGAATTAATTGTGATAAAATCGTCCCAATTCATTTCGGTTTATCTCCATCAGACGCTGCTTTTGATTTTGCGAGATATGCTTGCCTGTCTGCTTCTGTCAAAGTTGTCTTAAATCTTTCTCTTTCAGTCGCTTGAGTCAATCTATCGGCTTCAATCACAAGCTTGCCAGAGCGTTGATACTCGCCCTTTTTCTTAAGTGAAGGATTGTTAACAACTTCTTCTTGATAACGCTTGTAAACCCAACCATTTTTCTTTAAAACGAAATAGTGCGATGCATACTTTTTACCGCTGCTGCCGAGATAGCAGTTCAACGTCTCAAGCATCCATTCAAGTATCTCTTTACCATAAAGCTCTAGAAGCTTTGCGTGCTCATCAGCAGTCAGCATCACACAGTCAAGATGTAATTCTTTTTTTGAAATCAGGGGTTTTGTGTAAGCTTTGTCATTTTTAGAAGAAGAAGAAACCCCACCCCCACCGGCGCTAGCCGCTTGTGTGTGTGTATCTTTATTCTCTTCTTTACTATCTATATATGAGGGGTAGGATTTTTCTCCTACCCTGCCTAGGATTTTAATCCTAGTCTGCCTAGGATTGACTTGTTCATTATTTTCTTGTATATTATTATTTTTAAACCAGTTTTCTTTGCAGGCTCGAATAACCCGTAGTCTTCCGTCAAAGCTCACTTCTTCAACAAGACCCAGTCGCTTAAAATTCGTTATCATTTTTGAAATAGTGTCTTCTTTCAGTTTCATTTTTTGAGCAAAATAGGCATTGCTTGCATAACAACCCTCGTAATCGGAGTCATAAAGCGCATCAATCCATGCCAGTAGCATACAGTCGCTTGAATTGAATTCTTGCATGGCTAAAATTTCGGCGGGTATAAAGAGACCCGTAAAACGTGGGTTGGGAATGGGGAGATCACGCATTTTTCAGCTCCGTAAATTTAGTTGTTAATAAATGCACAAGCTGATAAATTGAGATCGCTCGTGACAAAGATAAGTTTTTCATTCAGATTTATCGCTTGTTATAAGTTAAGAAAGTGTTTGGGGCATATCTATCGGAGATATGCCTCTTTTTTTTTGTCATAATTTCTTGCATGAATTGTGTGAGTATTGTAAATTGGCGGGTAACAGAAAGGGGCTTCATTCTCGTAGAGTGAAAACAAAATGGGGGTTTGGTTCTTTTCATGTTTATTCTTTGATTAACCCAACTTTTGTAGGTGGGGGCTAATCAGTTAATGTGTTATTTGTGGCTGGCGGGATGGCTCCTTGCCAGCCCTTTTTGTTTTATTCAATTACAATAATCCCCTTCTATAAATTTTCGCAAAGATTTTCTTTTTTTTCTCTCAAATAGCTGTGAGGATACGATTTTTATTTATTTTCAGAAATCGCTTGCATTAAATGATGTGTTCATGATATATTGATGTTATCAAAGCAAGTCTCCCTGGTGACTAAGACAATCGAGCTTAGCAGGTTGAGCGGCAGAGATGAAAACAAAAACAACAAACAACACAAGGAAATAAAATGAAAAACTGGAAATCATTAATCGGCGCAAACGCAATAGCGAATGCAACAGATGAACAAATCGAAAACTTTGCATTGTTGATTCGGCATGTTTACCAAGATGCTGGATACACTTTCGAAAATCTAAATGGGGATATTATGTGGGATTATGACATCACGAAAGAAGATTGTTTTGATAAACTGAAAATTCTTCGTGACAAATTACGAAGAGAGAAAAACAGTCCTTTTAAGTGGTTAGCTACTTGTAAAAAAAATGGGGCGATAAACGATGTGAAGTGTAAATAAATATTATAAATACACTGCCGAGCAGTCAGTTAACGCCAACAATAGGAAAAGTAAAATGAGACACGACAGACTAGTAAATAAAAAAACAGGAAACAAAATGAAAAAACAAGAAATAAAACAATATTACGAAAACTTATTAAGAGAGACTATTCAAAGTTATGAAGATTATTGCAAGAGCGGGCAAGCTCAATCTTTCGAAGCTCAAGCAGATTTAATCATGATAAAAACAATTATGAAAAAATTAGACATCGAATTTATGTCACATAATGCAGCATTTTACGGATGGAAAAGATATAAAAAGTATATAAATAAAAATTTGAATAGGGCGATTAAAGTTTGGGAATATGCAATGTTAAGCGAAGAACAAAAAGAAAACTTTGAAAATTTGACAACATTTCCATTTAAAATATAAAAACAATAACACACAAATAACACAAAAAAAGAGCCATAAAGATGTACGAAGATTATGAATTTGACGATATGCATGACGAATATGAATGCAAATCGTGTAGTGGAAAAGAAAACGTATTGTGTCAAGCAAAAGAATTTCTTGAATCAATCGTTGGTATGTTATATTCAAAGAAACCATTAGACATAAACGAATTTGAATGGCAGCTAGAAGAGCTGTGTCATTATTTGAATGTGAAAATGGGTGATGAAATACAAATTCAAAGAAAAGAACAAAAATCAATTATTGTGCCGCTCATACAAGAATGGCAAACATTTAACAATCAGTATCTTACACAATTAACACAATAACACAAACAAGGAGCCATACAATGAGTTTTTTACCAGAAGATTACACAGCACCAAAATCCACAAGCTATTACACAAAGCTGCAAGAAGGCGAGAACCGGATCCGCATCTTATCCAAACCCATTCTCGGATGGGAGGACTGGCATGAAAAGAAACCAGTGCGTTACACGATGAATGAGAAGCCAGCGAAGTCATATGATGCAAAAAAACCAGTCAGGCATTTCTGGGCGTTTGTGGTTTTCAATTACAATGAAAATGAAATTCAGATCATGCAGATCACACAAGCGACGATCCGAAAAAGCATTGAATCGCTTTGTAAAGATGCGGACTGGGGAGCACCCTTCGGATATGATATTAAAATCATGAAATCCGGAGAGGGAGTGGATACGGAATATGCATTGAATCCTGTTCCACACAAGCCAGTTTCTCAAGATATTATAGATGCTTTTAATGATCGACGTTGCAATTTGAATGCGCTGTTTGCCACTGCTGATCCGTTTTCAAAAGAATGGAATGAATACACGGAATTAGCGACGATAGAAACAACAAATCCAGAAAATCCAGGTGTAAGTTTTGAAAATATCTCTGAATTAAAAGAAATGTTTGATGAATGCGATCCGGAATATCAGAAATCATTATTGTTAACATTAGCCAAACTTCCAAAGCCTGTTAAAAAAATTGAAGATGTGCCCCTGTCGATGTTTGAACGCATCAAACAAGCTGTCAAATCGAAGCGCGATGAATATCGCGCCACAAATCACGATATTTTTGCGGTGGCTTAATGAATCAAATTCTTCATGAAGTTCAAGAACGATTTGGTGAATGGCTAGAGATGGCCGGGGATAATGCCCCGGCTTTGACGATACAGATTTTATCGAACATGGTTAGAGATTTGAGGATCGAAAAAGATTATCTCGAAACGACTGTGAAATGTTGTGAAGGTCAATTACGTAGAATTAGAGAAGGGAAATAAAATGGAATCTTGGGAATACGCGAGAAAATATGCGGATCAAATAGCCAAAAAATGTGAAGGGTGTAGCACAGAATACGCGATGGATAAAGCTTTATCAAATGTATTTATCAGATTAAAAATCTATCATCCAGAAGCATTTAAAAAAATATTAGAACTTTTACGGTTAGAAGAGGTAGCAGAATGAGCGCATTAATACAACAAACAGATGAATGGTTGGCTCTTAGACGCACAAAGATTGGCGCTAGCGATGCTCCGGTCATTATGGGTGTATCACCATGGGCAACCCCTTATTCGCTTTGGTGCGAAAAACTAGGGCTATCTGAATGCCGTCCGGCAAACGAGGCTATGAAACGGGGAATCATTGGAGAAGAAGAGGCGAGATTGTGCTTTATTGTACAAACTGGAATACCCGTTTCTCCCAAAGTTGTTTTTCATCCAGAAATTAATTTTATGATGGCTTCTCTGGATGGAATAAATGAACTCAAGCGCATCATCGTTGAGATCAAACGCCCTGGGCAAGCGGATCACGACATAGCTATATCGGGCAGAGTACCGGACAAATATTATCCACAAATCCAACATCAGCTTGACTGCACGGGCTATGACATGGCATATTATTTCTCATATCGCAGCGATGATGATAATGTTTTAATAAAAGTAAATCGCGATGAGAAATATATTTCAAAAATGCGCGAGAAAGAACTTGAGTTCTACTCGTGCATGAACGACTTTATAGCGCCTAAATTAACCGACAGGGACTATATAAATAGGGATGATGAAAATTGGACGGAGACAGCGCAAGAATGGGTATCGATTACAAAACAGTTAAAATATTTAGAGAAGAGAGAAGGCGAACTGCGACACACATTAATTTTACTTTCACAAGAGAAGAACTCGATGGGTTCCGGCGTAAGACTAGCGAGGATCGCGAGAAAAGGCGCAGTGGATTATTCAAGAGTACCGATAAAAGAAGGGACGGATCTTGAAGATTACAGAAAAGAGTCATCAATAAGCTGGCGCATCACAACTAATTAAAAATGGATGGGGAGAAAAACGACTAACTCCCCATCCCCAGGAGAATGTTATAAATCCATACTACACAAAAATTCATAATGTACAAACAACTTTATTTAGGCGTTGAGCCACAACAAGATAGACTCGAAAGAGAATTTGAAAATCTCAAAAAACACTGCGAAAGAAGTCGAAAAAGTCAGTTCGGAAAAATTGCAGAACTAACGAAAATGTATCAAGAAATTAAATATGATTTAGATACACTGAAAATAGCAATGTGCAAAAAATCTGATAGTGAATCAGTATGATTAAAAAAATATTTAACACAATTCACAATTCGACTGATTAGTTCTGTAAAATAAAATATTATACGATCAATCGTTTTTTGGCCGAAATATTCTTCAAGAGAGAGAGTCACTCTCTCTCTATTATACGGTCTAAGCGGACTCACAGAATCGTACACCAGTCTGGACACTCCATCGGATCTTGGCTTACGTCATCCCATTCTTCGGGTCGTGTTCTAGTGTATCCTGGAGTTCCTTTTGATCCAGGAATATGAGTTGTATGCATTCTTTGTTTTGGTTCTTTTGGTTCTTCTGGTTTATAATATGGTGTCGGATTATAGTTATTATTAACATTCATTTTAAAATCTCCTTTTTTGGGTTAATCAAAAAAGATTAAAACAAGTCATGTTTTTTTTCTATTTATTTTTTCGGAATTTTAGCGCCAGCTTTTCTGGCTACATCTAAAGAAATTGCAATTGCCTGTTTCTTGGGTTTTGTTTTCTCTTCCATTTTAATATTTTTACCGATTGATTTTTTGCTTCCGGATTTATCGAGGGGCATGGTATATTCTCCCAAAAAGAGGATTTATGAAATATTTTTTAATCTGTTTGTTTTTTATACCGTTCCTTATTTATGGAAAAGAAAATTTCGAACATAAGCACCAGCTCATGATGGAAACTCACATCTATGAGATAAATCAAATCGCGATGGATATTTGTGATTTTATTCCATCACCCACCCATGACAAACTAATGTATCATATCGATGAATTAAAATTATTAATATATGATTAAGCCACTTTAAATCCGCTAAATAAACAGGTTGTTGCATAGCCTGTGGGAGCTTGACCATACAATTCAACAGACTTGCTTCCTCCCGACATTTGAGCTGTAACATATAAAGTATCTCCGGATGTCATATATATTTGTGTAGCAGCATTATCTATAAATACTCCATTAATAGTAGATACGGTCCAATCCAATTGTTTAGTTCTAAATCCAAAAGCTGAACCTTGAAACGCTGAAATTACTTCTGTTTGACCTGTATTAAAATTTAAATAACAAAGATCAAAAGAAAACGAATAAAAACCCGTTGAAGGGGCTGTAAATACTCCTGTTCCTGTATTATATGCTGACCCAAAATTTGAAGTAGTTGTGTCAAAAATTACTGTATATTGTGTGCCATCGCCTGTTACATTACTTTTAGGAGAAGATAAATAAGCTGAAAAATAAACAGATGATCCCCCACTTCCAGCTGCTTGCCATGTAGGGCTAACGCCTGCGCCATTGCTAGTCAAAACTTGTGTAGCCGTGCCAAATCCTAAGCTACTCAATTGCCCATTTGTAT